GATTGGGCCACCACAGACCGCGTCTACATCAACATGGAAAACCGGGATGACTGACGGACCTCAGGCCGAATTTCCATCCTTCAGGTTGCTCAATCGGGTGGTCGAGACCGTCCGCCACACCCTCGACGCCGCCGGCGGCTTCCGCTCCGACCTCGAGGCCGTCGAACAGCAACCCCCCGCCCACGGCGGCGGAGCGGGCGGCGGCACTGTCACCACCACCACCCTGCGGGAAGGGGGCGTGGATTGGTCGGGGTTGTCGGCCGCCGAACGGGCCGAGAGGGCGGGGGCGTGAGGAGGCAACAATCAGACTTGGCGAATTTGCCGCTGCGCTGGTCTGAATTTTTCGCCACTCATATTCGCAACCAACCCCTCCAATTCGTCTATTGGAAGGTTTAGTTCACGGGCGAGATCGTTCTTTGTAAACCTTTCCTCCCAAAGAGCCGAAAAAACTTGCTTCCACACGGTGGAAATTTCTCGTTCAATACCTAGCGGCTCGCCAGATCTATATCCTCTCTTGCTTAATTCAATGCAGAGAGATCTGTATTGATGCTCGGTCGATACAATATTCATCCTCCACAGTCTGTATAAAAGCGCAAAGGCAGATACCCTCCACCGTCCCTTTGCAGAAATTATCTTCTGGACCGTTACTGGTCGAGTTACCTTCGCTCGCACGTCATTCGCGGGCAAAAGAAACGCTCCTGCGAATGTGTCCGCCTCTCTTTCCAAGAGGCGACCATCATTAAAATCACCTTTGCAATGCATCAAAAGGTGACCGAGCTCATGAGCCGAATCGAATATACTGGATTCGGCGGTTTTGAAGTTATTCAGGAAAACATAAGGCTTTCCATCTCTCCAGAACGAAAATGCGTTTACATTCGCGGTGTCTTCACTAAGAGAAAGAACCCGAATGCCCTTATTCTCAAGAAGACCAATCATATTACCAATAGGCCGCTCGCCAATCCCCCAGTATTGGCGAATCTCAACGGCCGCTTTTTCAGGATCCGTCTGATAGCTTAGGTCCGGCACATCCGGTTTCGGCAAATTAAAACGCGTTTCGACCCAAGACGACAACTCTACTCCAAGCTGACCAGCCGATTTGGCTGCCCCTTTCTCTGCGGCGCTCATTTTTGAGAAGCTACGAAAACTGACCCCCGCCGAATCAATGTCGATCGGATCATCGTTGAAAAAAAAATCCGGCGGATAACCAAGCGCCACCGCCAGCTTTTCAACGGTGCCTTCTTCAGGCGCACGATAACCTTTCTCGAGTCTTGACAATGTATCTGCAGTGATGCCGGCAGCTTGTGCAAGGCTCCTTCCAGTCATGCGGCGGCGCATCCGCGCCAAAACAAGCCTTTTAGGATTGAAGGTCATTTAGGGGTCTTTACGGGTAATAGAGGGGAACACATCTACAGCTTCATCTTCCGCACCCTGCCCAGGTTCTTCATGCAGGATCCCGGTGTCGTTGTCGTTTTCAACGATGAAGTTGCGCTCGACGCACGGGCCGAAGGCTTTGCCAACTATTGTAGGCCGAGAGAGCTCCATGCGCCCGTCTGGGTCCACCATGCAATAATACAGAGGAAGCCCCATTTGACTTTGTTCTTTTGTGTACGTCGGCAGTTGGCTAAACAAATTTCCCGAACAAATTTTTTCAGAACCACTGCCTTTGTCAGATAACGCCTGAGGGGAGTGGTTAATATCACAACACCGATCAACATTGGCGTAAGCCACTCGAATACCAAGGCCTCTGTTGATGATGGCTTCCACGCCCCCGGGGCGCTCTTTATCCCACTCTTCCCCGCGAAACTCGTCGCGGAGGCACCAGACTCCATCCTGATACGCACTGGTACCAGGTGCATTTGCCGCGTGATTGTCTGTACTATTGTTGGCACGAGCTAAGCAGGCAGTATCGCGAACGCGGCGCAACCCCAGTCCCGTAAGGCCCAATTCCTGCAGGCGAGCTTCAACCTCAAGCGGCGCACTACGAACAACGGTTTCCACATACATCGCAGATAACCTCGAGTCGATTTTTGGAGCCGCGATCGTGGTCGAAAAAATCGACTTTGTCAATCGTCGTGACGGATCAGGGAGCGCATGAGTCTCGTTCGAGGTCGAAGGCAATTCGCATGCTCGCCGTCATTGCGGACCTGACCTGTCTTCCGCCATTTACACCCATGGCCCTGGTACGCTACACGCCGCCATTTTTCGGCGTTTGAACCAGTCTCAGGCCGGGCGTTTATCGTTCGTGGGGTGGGTCGTGGCGGCGCTTAATCTCCGCCGCAGGGCGATCTGGTGTTCCGCCAGGGCGCCAAGGCGGCCTCCTCTAAACGCGCCCGGCGCATCTGTCGGAGGGCGCCCAGGCCACAATCTCGCCGAAAGTAACTCTCTGTATTCAGAATCTAGCTCGGGCCGTTGACGTCATGGGCCCATTCAAAGACCTGAAAATGAATGCCTGCTCCTATTAAAAGGCCAATTATACCAAATATAATGGCGCAAATAGTGCCTTCAAGAGCATCCCCAATTCCATACCCAATCCATGCCCACGCTATAGAAAAAACTACAGCTATTATGATGGAAAGGGGTTTAAATTGCATTGCGATAAAGAAAAGCAATAGAGTCCCGCCAAACCAGGACCATGATTGGTGAATTCCCCCGACGAATATGGATATTAAAATGACTTCTCCAAAAAAAATACAGCCGGCGTCCTGATCCGATTTATACCCATGCATTGCTCTTTTAATGTCGTTTGCGGACATACCTGCTTGTTCCATGGCTTAAGGATACGCGAGGGGCGAGCCACGTTCTGGCGCGGCGGTCCAACGATTTGAGATTCGGTCCCCCAACTCATTCACCATCCAGGGCATCAATCCCCGCCCCCAATACCCTACAGCCGAACGGAGCGCCATTATCCATAATGGCATATTGTTCGTGATGCACGGGCGTTGATACACCGCGCGCCTCCCCGTCTGACGGCGGGGGGCCGGGTGCCCTCACACCCGGGAATCCAGTGGCGCAGTCCCGCCACCACAGTCCGACATTGGACGGGGACCGTCCCGCCGCGGCGCGTGTCGCGGCGGGACAGGTAGCGCATGGGGCTTGCCATATGGAAGAGAGGGAACCGCGTCGAGAAGCGGCGCAGTGTGCTGATTTCGAACAGGATATCACCGGGTACGCGGAACGGTGGCTGGACGGATTCGACGGCCGCCATCCGTTTCCCCGGAAAAGGTCGCCATGCGCCGGTATGGACCGGAGGCTAAGTGCCCTCGGCCTCGCCTTTGCCATCGGCGTTGTCGTCGGTCTCGTTATTGCGATCCTGGGCCTCCCGGAGGGCGCGCAGGTCGCGGGCAAGATTTAGACACTCGTCGGCGAACTCGGCCGCCGACAACCCTTCGAACTTGGTGGGCCGCCGCTCCATCCGCCGATAGATCAGCTCAATGGCCATGCGCATCGCCCCGTCTGCTGTCGCGGGCGGCGCTACCGTGTCCGGCTGTTCTGGAAGGAGATCGGCGGCCGCCACCTCTAAAGCCAAGGCAAGCCGGCTCATCCAGCGCGTGTTCAGGGAACGCTCGCCGGCTTCCAGCTTCACGATTTGCGACTCGTGACATCCGATCAGTTCCGCCAGTGCGCGCCGGCTCAGGCCGCGCACCTCTCGCCATTCCCGGATGCGGTTCGGAGGGGTCGCCATGCGGGCAGCCTACTCGAAGAGACCCAAAATGGGTCTTACCGAAAATGGGTAAAAAAATGGCTTGCCGATTTTACACAAAACGGGTTAAACCGACTTGGAACTGGATGCGAGGGCAACATGCAACTCCGAGCGTGGCGGCTGGCAAATGGCCTGACTGTGGCTGAATTCGCTCTCCGAGTGAGGCGTTCCATACACGCCATTCGCAAGTACGAAAACGGTACGCGGATCCCTGACCGAGACACGATGGCCGCTATCCATCGCGCTACCGCCGGGGCCGTCACGCCAAACGATTTCTACGGCGTAGAATTGTCCCAATGTGGGGCAGAAGACACCCGGACAGGGGAACGAGAGGTCCGCCATGCGACCTCATAGCCCTGCCGTCTATGCCGGCATCAAGAGTGCGTTCCGGCGCTTGCTTGCCGAGTGCGGCGACCTGCGCGAGGCGGCCGCCGTGACTCGGGTCGGTAAAACCATGCTGGCCGAATACGGCTCCCGGAACCACCCGGACACCTATCCCCCGGCGGACGTGATCGCTGATCTGGAGGCCCACGTCGGGGAGCCCATCGTCTCCCGCCAGCTCGTCCGTCTCGCTGCCGATCGACCGGAGCCCGAAGGCGCCCTTCCGGACGACGTCGCCGCCGTGTTGCACATGGCGACCCGGGGGCAGGTGGCATTGGGCGAACTCGCGCGGTGCGCCGTTCAGGCCGCCGAGGATGGCGACCTGTCGGACGCGGAGCTGGCCGCCCTGATCGAGCGCGCGGAAACGCGCATGCACGTCGCCCAGTCCGACTACGACGCCCTCATGAAACTCCGCGAGACCCGGCGCGGACAGCCCCACCGCCGCAGGGCGGCACAATCCGGGAGATCACCACGATGAAACGCCCCAAGGGTCGCCACGCCCAGAGTGTGTTCCGCAATCAGGCCCGCTGCCCTGTGTGCGGCACCGGCTGCCGCACGGCCAAGACTCACCACCTGACCGCCGCCGTGACCGAGATCACCTACGTCTGTCCGAACGACGACTGCGGCATGGTTTGGGTCGGGCAGTTGTATCCGCTGCGCATCCTGGAGCCCTCCCGCCTGCCGGTCGCTCCGCCCCGCGCGGTCCCGGTCTCACCGGCCGATGAGCGCGGCGCCGGGCCGGTCCTGACGCTCGCGTCGGGCGGCTGATCCAGGGGAGCGGGGGACCCAACCATGCGTGACGATATCGCCGCCGACGTGCGGCAACGCCTGATCCATGACTACAAAATGCGGCCCCGGGGCGAGTGGCTGCAACGCGGGACCTGTCCGCAGTGCGGCGAAAAGGAGCTGTACGCCAACGGCACGGAGCCCTGGGCCATCCGCTGCGGGCGGCTGAACAAGTGCGGGTTCGAGGCTTCGACCAAGGACCTGTACCCCGACGCCTTCGGGCGGTTGAACGAACGTTACCCGGCCACGTCGGAGCGTCCCAACGAGACCGCCCACGCCTACATGGGCTTCGTCCGGGGCCTGCCCGACACCTGCAAGGGCTGGTATCGCCAGGGGCGGTTCTGGCATCCGGCCGGTGATCGGGCCACGGCCACCGTCCTGTTCGAGATCGCCCCCGACGTCTGGATGGAACGGTTCGTTGAGCCGGTGCGGGTGCGCGAGGATGACGGCGACGTCACCGTTCGCAAGCAGCACTTCCACGGGGCGCACAAGGGCCTGGCCTGGGCGCCGCCCAAGCAGCGGGTGGGGGATGAGCTCTGGATCGTCGAGGGCTGCATTGACGCCGCCTCCCTGGCCTGCGCCGGCCTGTCCGCCGCCGCCACCCTGTCGGCTGGCAACTACCCGGGCGACTACCTGAAACGCCTTGCCGACGCGGGGCAGCGTCCGGTCCTGGTCTGGGCCTTGGACAATGATCCCGCCGGCAAAGGTGCGATGCGCCGCCACATCGCCCGCGCCGAAAAGGACGGCTGGACCTGCCGCGCCGCCCTGGTCCCACGCGACGGCCGCACCAAGCGCGATTGGAACGACCTCTGGCTCGCCGGCGCCCTGGCCGAGGACAAACGAACCGACACCCTCGACCGCTGCCGCTTTCATGGAGACCTGTTCCGCGCCCGCACCGCCAAGGAAAAGGGCCTGCTGATCTACCGCCGCAAGAGTGCCACCGCCTTCGGCCTCGACTTCGATTGCCGCACATGGTGGTGGAAGCTGGACCAGGAGCGCCTGAACAAGGCCACCATGGAGGGCCTGTCCCGCGAAGACGCCGAGGACATGGCCGCCGAGTGCCATGAAATCTGCAACTGCGCGGTGTCCTTCCTGTACTTCCAGCAGTCCAAGCTGACGGACGAAAGCTGGTACTACACCCGCGTGGACCTGCCCGACGGCCGCACGCTCAAGAACACCTTCCGGGGGCCGGACATCTCGTCCGCGTCGGAGTTCAAGAAGCGCCTGATCTCGATCGCCCCGGGCGCGCTCTACAGCGGATCGTCCCCGCAACTGAACTGGATCGTCGGCCGCTACCTCCGCCGGATCCGCGTGGTCGAGACGGTCGAGTTCATCGGCTATTCCCGCGAACACGAGACCTATGTGTTCCCGGACGTCGCCGTGCATCACGGCCGCGTCCACCGGATGAACGACGAGGACTTTTTCGAGGTCGGGCGCCTGTCGATCAAGAGCCTCAACGGCTCCCTGGCGCTGCACATCGGTAAGGCGACGGAGTACCGCGCCGATTGGCCGGATCTGGTCTACCGCGCCTATGGCGCCCAGGGGCTGATCGCCGCCGCGTTCTTCCTCGGCTCCCTGGTCGCGGAACAGATCCGCACGGTTCACAAGTCGTTTCCGTTCCTGGAAATCGTCGGCGAGGCCGGCGCCGGCAAGTCCTCCCTGATCGAGTGCTTGTGGAAGCTGGTCGGCCGCGTCGACTACGAGGGATTCGACCCCAACAAGGCCACCAGTGCCGCCCTGGCCCGCAACTTCTCCCAGGTGTCGAACCTGCCGATCTCGCTGATCGAAAGCGACCGGGACAGCCCGGACAGCAAGCAACGGCAATTCGATTGGGACCAGATGAAGACCGCCTACAACGGCCGCGCCGTGCGGTCGCGCGGGGTGAAGAACGGCGGCAACGAGACCTATGAGCCGCCGTTCCGGGCCTCGGTCCTCATCAGTCAAAACGCGCCCGTGAACGCCTCCGAGGCCATTCTGACGCGCATCGTGCACCTGCTGTTCGATTGCTCCGGCCATTCCGCCGAGGGCAAGGAGGCCGCCGACGAACTCTCGGCCCTGCCCGTCGAACACCTGTCGCACTGGCTCATCCTGGTCTGTCAGGCCGAGGACCGGATCCTGGAGACGGTGCGCGTCCGCACCCCGCTGCACGAACGCGCGTTGCTGGCCGATCCCGCCATCCGCTCCCACCGCATCGCCAAAAACCACGGCCAGATGATGGCCTTGGCCGAGGTGCTCTGTGACCTGTGCAAAGTCCCCGGCCCGCGCCGCGAGGACGTGCTCGAGACGCTGCGCACCGCCGCCACCCGCCGCCAGGACGCCATCGCCTCCGACCATGCCGTGGTCGAGGAATGGTGGGAGCTGGTCGAGTTCCTGGACCCCGACGGGGACAAGCTCAACCACAGCCGCAAGCCCGAGCAGCTCCTCGCGCTCAACCTCAATCAGGTCATCCAGATGGCCCAGCAGCGCCAGCAGGTGTTGCCCGCCACATCGGCCGACCTGAAGCGGCACCTCAAGACCAGCAAGAGCCGCAAGTTCCTGGGCATCAAGACCGTGAACTCCGGTCAGCACGGGGACTTCTACAACCGCGCCGTCAAGTGCTGGTGCTTCGAACAGCGCCCGTCCTGACGCGCCCCCCAAGGCATGGAGAACCCGCCATGTTGTTGTCCGACATCCTTCTCGACATTGCCCAGGACGTCCGTCGCGAGGCCCTGATCGGCCCCGACGCCGACTCCCTGTTCCTGACCGCGAACCGTATCTCGGCCGCCGCTCTGCAACTGGCCGACATGGAGCGCCGGGAGGATCAGGACGGCCCGGCGCCCGGGTCCGACCCCGCCGACGTCCTGGCCGTCGAAAGCCCGCTCGACCAGCTCGTCAACGCCGTCCGTGCCGTCGAGCGCCGGGGGACCGCGTCATGATCCCCGCCACCATGGTCCGCGAGGGCCTCGTCCTCGCCGGCCTGTTCGTCGTCCTGATCCTGTGGTCGATCCTCGGCCACGCCGTTTTGGAGTCCTGATCCATGACCGACACCACCACCGAGACCGCCGCTACCACGACCACGACCAACGACGTGGGCGGCATCGCCGCCGACCAGCTCCGGTCCTTCATCGAACGCATCGAGCGGCTCGAAGAGGAAAAGGAAAACCTCAGCAACGACATTCGCGACGTCTACGCCGAGGCCAAGTCCACCGGCTTCGACACCAAGATCATGCGCCAGCTCGTGCGCCTGCGGAAAATGGACCGCGACGACCTCGCCGAACAGGACGAGATCCTCGAGCTCTACCGCCGCGCCGTGAACGTGTAGGGGGCCGCCGCCATGTCCGCGCCGGCGATGGTCCGCGAGGCCCTGCGCCTGTTGAACGAGGGCCTGCCGGCGACGGCGCAATTCTGCGCCTACGACGCCGGCACCAGCGCGGGCGAGGCCCTGGCCCCGTCCGCCGCCTGTCCGTTCGACAGCCAGGTCTTTCCGGCACTCGCCGCCGCCTGGGAACGCGGCCGGAGCCAGACCATCGCCTTCCAAGCCGGCCGTGTCCGGCGCCAGACCGGCCGGCGGTTGGCGCGCCTCTCCCTGCCTGTCGGCGGGACAACCCACGCCGCCCATACCCACCCCGAGGACTCTGCATGACTGCCGCCCCGCATCCGACCCTGTGGCCGCATCTGGCGAGCGCCGTGCTCGCCGGGTCCCATGCGTCCCTGACCGCCCAGGCCGTGGCCGCCGAATGCTACGAGACGCCCGACTGGGCCGCGCGCCGGATCCTCGAGGTCGAGGTCCTCACCCCGCGCGTCCTCGATCCCTGTTGCGGGACCGGCATCCTGTCCCGGGCAGCCCGCGCCGCCGGCTACGACGTCGGGTCCCTCGACCTGCACCAGTGGGGCTATCCGGATCAGCACGGGCAGGCCGACTTTCTGGCCGACCCGCCGGCCTGGATTGCATGGCCGATGTTCCGGGAGACCCCGGCCTACCTCCGCCACAACATGCCGCTGCCCCTGTCCGGTGTGAGCGTGTTCATGAACCCGCCGTTCTCGCAGGCCACCGCCTTCGTCGACCGGGCGTTCGCCCTGGGCGCGCGAAAGGTTCTGTGCTTCCAGCGGTTGGCGTGGCGGGAAAGTCAGACCCGCCGGGCGTGGTGGGACGCCCGGCCGCCGGCGCGCATCTGGTTGTGCGGCGACCGCGCGCACTGCTGGCGCTTCGACATTCCGCCCGAGGCCCGCACCGGCGGCTCCCCGACCGCGCACGCATGGTTCGTCTGGGAACAGGGTCATCGCGGCCTCGAGGCCGTCGCCACGATCTGGAAGGCGACCGATCCCGAAACGCCGGCGCCGCTCCCGTCCGTTGCCTCTGTCACCCCGAAGGAGTCTACGCCATGACTCACACCACCCTGGCCCCCGTGCCCGTCGCGGCGCTTCGCCCCGTCACCTATCGCGGCGAGCCGGTGCTGACCACCGAGATCCTGGCCGCCGCCTATGGCACCGAGACGGTGCGCATTCGGCAGAACATGACGCGCAACGCGGATCGGTTCGTCGAGGGCAAGCACTACTTCAAAATCACGGGCGACGAGCTCCGCATGTTCCGTGACCGAACCGAGTATCTCAAAGATACTCCGTTCGCCCCCGGATCGACTGTCTCCGCCCTCATCCTCTGGACCCAACGCGGCGCTGCCCGGCACGCCAAGATGCTGGAGACGGACGCGGCCTGGGAGGTGTTCGAGGCGCTCGAGGACTCCTACTTCGATCGGCGCGAAGGGACCGGCGAGCCGGCCGCCCGGCGGTTCAATCCCAGCAGCGGGGAGTGGACCGAAACCCGGCCCGGCACCGAAAGCCGGCGGTTCTGGGAGGAAATGCACCGCCTGGGCTTTGCCGACACCAAGGCGTTGGCGGAGGCCGGCCAGTTGAGCCGGACCACCCTCTGGCACTTCACGCAAGGCAACATGGTCCCAAAGAAGGGCCTCGACATGCTCAAGCTGATCGGGCTCGGCTTCGATCTCCGCTACCTGCTTTACGGCGAGCGCACGTTTGCCCGCGCCGAACTGGACCTGATCGCCGCCTATCGCGACGGCGACACCGCCGGCGTCCAGCGCATCGTGGCCGAACGGCCGCCCCGCCTCACCGACCAGACCGACGGCGAGACCTGACGCCATGCCCCGCACACCCGCCACGAGACCGACCGAGGGCTCGCTCTGGACCAAAGGGGGACAGCCGTGATGCGCGTTTCAAGGGACATGTCCCGCTTTCCCGATTGGCCCCGTCTCATGACGGCCGACGAAGCGGCCGCATATCTGTCGATCTCGGCCAACACGCTGCGCACGCACGTCCCGATCGCACCGGTTCGGATCGGCGGGTGCGTTCGCTACGACCGAAAGAGGCTCGACGAATACGCCGACGGTGATGCTTCGTTGAAGGAAACCGCCACCTGGGCGGATGAGTTGTTCGGGTGATCCATGCCAGTCTATCGGATCAAAGGTATCAAGCGGGTACGGAACCCAAGAACGGGCGCCTACTACCTGTATCACCGGGGCACGGGAAAGCGCCTGCGACAAAAGGAGGGCACCGCCGCGTTCCTTGAGGAAGTGGCGGCCCTCGATCGGGACGCGGAGGACAGGCAGTCGGACCCAAAGGCGCCGGCCGGAACATGGGGTTGGCTGCGCGAACTGTACCTCTCCAGCCCGAAGTATGCCCAGCTCGCGCCGCGCACCCGCAAAAGCTACCGCGCCATTCTGGACTAGAGTGCTCTGGGGTCGGGTTGAGTCGCCAGGGATTCCCATGGGATCGATTTTATGATTCAACGGACTGACCGTTAGGAGGTCGGTCCGCA